GTTTTTATTGGATGCGTTTTTTAATATTAACGCTGCCCGTCCGTTGCCTATGTACTCTGTACCTGGTTTGATTGATCATTTCTAATCCTCTATGGTTTGCTTGCAAACCATTGAGGGAAAGGTTTTTTTATGGATCCTATTTCTCTTGCTTCTTGGGTTGGTACTCTTGGTGGTTTTCTTGGCCAACAAGAAACTAATGCTACTAATGTAGATATTGCTAATACCAATACTGCTTTTCAGGAGCGTATGTCTAATACTGCTTATCAGCGACAAGTTAAGGATCTTGAGTCTGCTGGACTTAATCCTATGCTTGCTTATATTAAAGGTGGTGGTGCTTCTACTCCTACAGGTTCTGTTGCTCAAGTTCAGAATCCTTATGTTGCTGGTTATTCTTCTGGTGAGTCTGTTGCTCGTTCGCTTTTGGCTCAAAAGCAGGTTCCTAAGGTTGGTGCTGAAACTAAGAATATTGAAGCTACTACTGGCAAGGTTGGTGCTGAGACTGAGAATGTTGAAGCTGATACTATTTTGAAGCGTGCTAATACGCTTTATGCTCTTGCTCAGAAGGAAGTTGCTGGTGCCACTGCTGATGAGAAACGTGCCAATATTAATTTGATTGAGAACCAAGCTCGTAAGATTGGTGAGGAAGTTAAGAATATTCCTTTGGAGGGTGAACGTTTGATACAAGCTGCTAAGCAGCTTGATGCTGCTAGTTTGTTAGCTGGATATCAAACGCTTACTGAGAAGGAGCGTGCTGAACAGATGCGTGCTTTGATTATTAAGACTATGATTGAAGGTAAGCTTCTTAATTTTGATTTGGAGTCTATAAAGTCGACAGATAATCTTGGTAAAGATTTTGGGCAATATAAGCCCATTATTGATACTATTATTTCTATCATTCGTAGTTTGAAACGTTAAGGATTTTTATGAAATTTGCTTCTGCTTATGATGATTTTGAGAGCATGTCTAATGAGACTGCTCTTGTTTGTTTAGATGCTTCTTTGACTCAGCAGCAATTTCGCGATGAGTCTGATATCAATAATATTGTTGATCGCTTTATGAAGACTGGTCATTTACCTGATCCAGTTTCTATGCCTCAGTATGTTGATTATGAGGGTGTTTTTGATTTTCAGTCTGCCATGAATGTTGTTCGGCAGGCTGATGAGAACTTTATGCGTATGGACGCAAAAGTTCGTTCTAGATTCCATAACTCTCCACAAGAGTTTTTGGAGTTTTTCGCGGATCCCGCGAATTCAGAGGAGGCGGTGCGCCTTGGTTTGGCTGTTGCCAAACCTAAGGATGTTCCCTCCGATTCAGCTGCGTAGCTGCTGTTAGGCACAGTTCGCTACTTGATGTAACTGTGCCTATTGACACCTTTTTTGTTTTCTGTTCTACTGGAGTTAATTATGAAACCTCTTCATCGCACTAATGCTAACAAGCATAAGTCTGCTTCTTCTTTTAAACGTAATATTTCAACTACTAAGTTGATTAACGTTACTGCCGGTCCAATGCGTGGCGGTATCCGTTTGTAGGATTTTGTGTGCACTGCTCTTTGGTCTCACCCAACACATGGCCCCACGAAGTGCGGACAATGTATAGAGTGCCGTTTGGCTTATTCGAGAGAATGGGCTATTCGTATAACTCACGAGCAACAGATGCACAAGGTGTCTTGTATGCTGAACCTCACATATAACGATGATTGGCTTCCCGAGCATGGTCAACTTTTTAAAGATGACCTTCAACGTTTTTTTAAACGTTTGCGTAAGGCGGGTTTCAAGTTTCGTTATGTGGCTTCGGGCGAGTACGGAGATTTATCTCGAAGACCTCATTTCCATATTGCATTATTTGGTTGTGATTTTTCTGATGATCGTACTGTCTTTGGTCGTGCTGTTGGTGGTGACTCAACTTACGTTAGTAGTGTGATTTCTAAGCTTTGGCCTAAAGGTAACCATTTAATTGGTACTCTCAATTTTGAGAGTGCTGCATACATTGCCCGATATATCTTGAAAAAGATTAAGGGCTTGCAGAAACCTGAACCTTTGTTTGTTGATGATGTTACTGGTGAAGTTGTTCTGCCTAATTCCGAATTTTTAGTAATGTCCAAGGGTATTGGTCGTTCTTGGTTTAGGG